GCTTGAAGCAGCGCAGTACGTGTTTTTGCCTGTGCTTCTGCGTTGTAAACTTCTGGAAAGCCATCAGATGCAATCTGAATAGATCTTGTAACAACGCTAAGAGCAAGCTCAGCTTCTTCCTCAGATGCTCCAAGAGCAATAACGTCCCTATAACCTTGCAGAGCAGTGTCGATGTTCCCAACGGCACTAGCAGCAAGGTCTGCCCTCTGACGTTCTAGCTGCTTGCCTTCAAGATTTAGCTTGCCGGATGCAAGGACTACCCCGCCAACATTGTTAATGATGTTGGCAAACTTAGGTGAGGCATTGGCGGACAAAGCATCAATGTAATCACCAAGCTCTGTTCCGTACTTAGCTGCACCATCAGGGTCATTCTGCACTCTAAGCGCAATCTCTTGCGCTTTCAGTTTAATGTCTGATTCAGTTTGGTTGATGTAGCGCTTCTCAATGGTCTCTTCATACGCTTGCTGCGCAGCAATACCAAAGCCACCGGGAATCTTGAACGCCTCGGGACGCCCTGTTTCTGGATTAATAGTGCGCAGAGAGGCTGCTGATGCAGCCTGTGCTGTCTCTACACCAGCCTTACGCGCCTCTCGCTTTAGCTGATCAAATGATGATTCGATCATGCTATTAGCAAGACGCTCTGCGCCACGAGCTACAAACTCAGTGCCAATATCAGGACGCACTACTCCAATAGATTGAGGCAAGAACTGTCTGCGTTGTTTAATAAGCGCCATTAATCTTGTCCTGTTTTGTAAACTTCATAGCGCCACAGGCCGCTAGTTACTGCGCTGCCAGCATCGAGATAAGATCCAATAAGAGCGTTCCTACCACGAACCCCAGCAGCATCTGCCAGCATCCTTTGCTGTGTAGCTTTAATCAGACCAGTAGACTCAATCATCTCAGCATCTGTATAGGCAACTTCTTTCTGCCTATCCATAAACGCTTTCATAGAACGATCAGATGGATCGCGATTCATAAATGCAGCAAACGCAATGTTTGATGCTTGAGCAGAATCAAACTCTCTTATGCGCTGATTAGCTGCCGCAGCAGCCTCAATCTTTGTTAGCTTTGCTTGAAACCTGCGTTGCTCTTGCTCAATTTGAGCCTGACGTTTTGCTGCGCGTCCACTGTAAATACTCGAAAAAAGTTGTATGCCAGTTGCAGCGGCTTGGATCATAAAGGGATTTGGAGCCATTAGAACGTTACCTCCGCAACAATACCATTCACCTGTAGTGACATAGGTGCGGTTTGAGTAATCTTAACCGTTGGATCTTTACTATACCCAAGGAATCTAAACTCACGTTTGCCAGTTACAGCAGAGCGATCCTGACTAAAATCATCTGTTACTGTGCGAATAACAAGTCTCTTATCATTCACTGATAAAGACAATGTACTCAGCAAATCAACAACAACACGGTTTACGGAGCGTGGCTCACCTGTAAGTGGCCCGCCACCAATCTGTGCATCAATAGGCAGAGTCTCAGCTTCAACATTGAAATCAAAACCAATCTCAGCAGATGTTATTTCTTGTACCGCAGATACATCCACATTGCCGCTAGCAACTGTAAACTCACCAAGATAGTTAGTGCCATTCACAACCTTTACCTTCGCGCCATTTGCAAAGTGGCTAGACACATTAAACACACCGGCAGTTCCAGTAAAATTGTTAGAGAAGTCCATATTCAGTGTGGACTCAAACTCCATCAAGATATGCTTGCTAGTGCCAGCGCCAGTATCAAAAGTGCCAATACAAAACACACGATCATCTACTGTGCAGATAGAATGAAACTTGCCTGATGTTGTCCACTGTGTCCAACCAGCACGTTGCTCTGCTCTATTCGATGTAAACACAGCCAGTGTGCCATCATCATTAAGAACAAAAGCATAAGACTCAGGGCGGTTGATTGCGCCACGCAGAATAGACATCTGCACCGGATTACTAATCAAATGCGGTGACAGCACCGAAATACCAGTAGATACATAAGCTGCTTCTGCATCAGAATAGATGTACTCACGCACTACTGAGCCAGTTTTCTGCACATAAATAGTGGCACCATCAAACGAGCTAGGACGCACAAAGTTTGCGCCATATGATGTTTGCCTACGCACCTGTGCATTAGTTGGTGTAATTGGCTTCTCGGTAAATGACGGTATGTACATCTCAGACGTACTGGTAAAGATCTGCAAATCACGATTAGACACCAGATGCCTGATAGTGTTTATCTCACCAATAGACGCTGTTAAATCTAGCGCGTCATTGTCTTCGGCGTTCCCAATGTCAAAGTTAAAGTAGTCAGCAGATTTGCTTGCCCAAATACCATCAGGCTGAGCCAAGCTGCCGCCTAGCCACAACCTGTTCTCGTGAAAGGTGACAGCGCCGGGGTAGCCCCGCAGCGCACTATATGATTGCTCACCCCATTCAGTAGACGCTGCATGAGTTACAATCTTTGGTGAGCCACCGCCAATAGTAGACTCATTTGCAGACCCACCGGCAGTAACAACAAACTCATTTTCATCAATGACCTCTGTTACGGTGCGAGTGCCATTAATGTTATTTGCAGATATACCGCCCACTGCACCAGCAGAAGATATTGTTATTGAATCATTTTCTGCCAAACCATGATTCACAAAGGTAATGTGAATACTGGTGCTGCCGTCTGTTGTTTCTATTGCATCTCTATCAAGGTGAACCAGAAGTTCATCCGTTATGTCACCTGTAGCCTGTGTGGCAGACTGAACAGATTTAATCTCTATCTCATTGTCATGATACCTTAGAACCACGCCAATATGCTTTGAACTTGGATAGTTACCACCAGACTGACTCCCAGTAGTATCAAAGTAATTTGCGCTTGTTGTAATCGTAATGCCATTGCCTGTACTAGCAGATGGATCAAGCGTTACACCAATATCTTGGAACGAGTAATATGGCTGATTAATACGATAGCTATCAGCACTTGTATTAAACGTCATTAACTCAAGCTGGAATGTTGTAAGACTTGTGCGCACCAGTTTGCGCACCATAAACGTCTGATGAGCAATGAACATAACATCGCCAGCTTGTGCGTATGTTAGCTCTGGTAGCTTGGCGTTGGTAAAAGGTATGGCATTGCTGTCTACATCAGCAGTAAGTGTCTGTATTAAGGACACTGCACCAGTTGTAGGATCAATCTGAAAGATTCTGATCTTTGCGCTTTCAAGGCTAATAATATACCGCTCATCATCAGAAAAGATGAATGGCACCAGCCTGAGTTGCTGCGTGGCGGAGGAATCCACGGTAGTGTCAAACTCATATATGCGCTTGGTGCCAAAGCGTTTGAGCAATCCACCCTCATTGCGCAAGAAGAAGTTTTCTATCTTCTTCGCAGAGTTATTGTAGAGCGGAGTGTCAGTTCTCGAAACAAGCGATGGGCTGATCTCACCATACTGAAAGTTGCTAATCGGTACGCGGACTCTAGCCATTAACTTCGCCTGTCAGTAATAAACCTCGACGTTACCAGCTTGCGCGTGGTCTGCTGCTGCGCATCCAAGCTACGAGCCTTTGCCATTGCTTCTAGCCCCGCCTGTTTCATCAATGATGCTAGACCAGAATCTCTAGCAATAGACGTTGCAAACAAGGTTGCTAGAGCATACTCAACAGCAAGCGTGAAGTACGAGGGCCAGTTTTCTTCATTAGCCCTGTGTGTAAAGTCTGCAATGACAACATCGTTTGGCGATGTGTCAGCATAGATCTTGTCACCATAGATTTGATATTCAATAGGCAGGTCATTGACGGTAACAGCATGTACCATCAATGTGCCATCTGCCTGTTGATAGGCATATTCATATCTGCCAGTAGGCGCATCAGTTAGCCTGTTTAACACAGACTGATTAGTGGCAAAGCGCCACCTAGCATTAACCAGTGATGCCCTAGCAACATCTTCATACAGATTCACAGAGACAAGAGCCTCTGTGGTTCCGTCTTCAAAAGACGTAATCGGATCTGCGCCAATCAGGATCAATGCCCTTGAGCAGATGTCTACTGCTGAATTTGCTGCCGTACTGGTCATGTCAGTAGAGGGGGCCGTAGCCCCCTCTCCCTATTTTAGTCGCCGTCAGTTTCAACGATAGCCGTGCCATCAGAGACATCGACTACTGAACCTGTGTTCGACAGAACGTTCACAAAGTTTGTGGTCGGAGTATTCGTATCCACAACAATAATAACGTCACGAACAGCCAGCATATTTGCGGCATCGTTAAAGTAACCAGAGGTGTTTACAGTCGCAATTGCATCAGCAGAACTGTAGAGCCAAAGATCACCGTTTGAAGCACCGCCAATACGAGTGAGATTTGCTGCACTATAAGCCATTTGTCACTCCTATCAGTTGTTGTCCAGAACTTCGTACACACCGTTATCGTCGATAACTTTTGCACCCATCGACATCATCGAGGTTGCAAGGTGTGATACTTTTTCTGGTACATAGTTGATCTCAGTCGAGACATCTGCATTGATGCCAAGACCAACAGCCGAGGTATGGTAGGCCATGTTCTTACCAGCGGTGATTGCCGAGGTAGAGAACACCTTGAAGCCCATGAACTCTTTCATGGTCATGCCACCAGCAAACGGCAGGTTCTGCTCACCAACAAAGTCTGACGATGCAAACTCAGTGATAGTAAACAGGTCTGCGTAACCCTTCGGGTGCATAGCCAGATAACGGCCACCATCCTCAGGAATGTTTGCAGTACCAAACGTCTCAAACAGAGACAGGATATCGGCAAGCGCCAAAGCGGAACCAGTATCGTGAATCTGAGTCGAGTTGGCACCCGCATCCATTGCTGTGTAAAGAAGCTCGTCAGTCTTACGACCAAGAGCAGCAGCAGCGGATTGGGCAACAGCCTGACGCTCGTTAATGTTGATCTTGAGTTCATCCAGCTTGTCGATGTACTCAGCGGCATAAAAGTCTTCCATGGTTGCTTCCACTTGAGTGTGTGCAAGCTCCATAGGAGTAACATTGCCGTTACGCGACTTGGTGGAGGCAGAGCCAGCACCAATCTTTTGGAAACGAACAGTCGAACCGGTCACATTGTTTGCCATACGCACAGTGTTCCGCAGTTTGGAACCCATACGCTGATAAGCCATGTGAACTTCGGACTCGAACTGTTTAATAAATGCGACATCAATAGTGTTCGCCATTTGACAGTCCTCGTAAGATTGTTTTCACATTTACGGTTATCTGTGTGGCATCCTCAACGCGATTGTCCTTGCGGGTCGCTCAGTGCATTACAGGCCGACTTAATTCACCAATAACATCATTCTTATCTACAGCGCAACGCTCAAATCGCATGAAAGTATGGCTGTTTATTTCATACATGCTTTCATCAAAGGTAAACCCACACCAGCTTAACCACATAATCGTGTCATGATGGTCAGCCGGTACAAAGTTTTCTACGCTGGCATAATGACCTTGCAGCAACTCTATAGTTGGACGGCATCCCCTAAGAAATGGGCGAAAGTTATAGTTGATTGCATTGGTGCCAAGCAGCCAGATACGTCCTTGAACATCGTCTATTGGCACACTCCCGCACATCCCAATAGGCGTCTCGTCAAGTCGCAATGTGTAAGTAACTGCGCCGTGTATAACCATCGGCTCAGTAAGTGCCTCTAGCGGTGTCAGGTTGTGTATGTAGCACTCCCTGACATCCGCTTTACGCATGTTGTCAGCAACACGCTCGGCATGTTCGGGTAGGCTTTTGATCAACGAGAGCCTACCAACTCGCAACGCTTCATTAGCCATTAGTAAACATACGCTTGAAGCCGTCATCGACTTGCTTAACAAAAGTCGGATCACGCCGCGCTGGGTCATGATAACGCGGATCAAGCATCATCTGGCGCAGATCTGCTTCTGTTTCACGTGAAACCTCAACAGCGCCATTAGACGGGCCACCTTCTCTCATGGATTCCATAATGTGTTCGAGAACCATAATACCTTCGGCTGTCTCGCACATACGCTCTACTGCTGGCAGCATATCTTCTGGAAAGAACTGATTGGCAAACAAGCTGGCAGCTTCTGT